CGCAACAACTGGCAACCTTATTCCTGGTATCATCTAATGACAAAGCAAACAAAAACACAAACAGAAGACAAGGTAGATTTTTCTATCGCTGAGAAATGGAATGGCATTGCAGCCATCGTTGGATGCGGAGCACTAATCATATCTTATTCAGCAACAGGTCAGATCATACCTGGTTTCGTATAATGAACGTACCGACTTATGATATTCCAGCATCACCAATCCTTCTTCTAGGATTCGCTGGCATTGCGGTAGCACTATTCACGCTTTATACAGTTAATAAAGCATATTCAAATTCACCTTTCAGAGGACAAAACTAATGACACCCGAAGCAGAAAAGTTTAACGGTTGGATGGCAATGCTAGGATTCGTAGCAGCATTCGGAGCATATGCAACAACAGGACAAATCATACCTGGTATATTCTAATGACTTGTAGGTTATTTACAATCAAAAAAAGTGATCTACTAAAGGTATTAGTAGCAATAAACTTGCCTTGGATAGCAGTTTCTGCTACTGTAGGTTCATTGGTTAGTATAATTACCTAGTCTAAAACTTTACATAACTAAATACTTACTCGTAACTTATCAGCATATCCAAATAAATGAGCGAATTTCAGACCGCAGTAGATACATTCCCCATATGGAAAGCAGTTCTTTGGATATTTTATCCAATGATTCTGTTAGTAGGATTGGAATTGTTTCTTCGTGGTGCTGATGATGATGATGACGATGAAGGTGGTAAAGGAATCATGATCCGTCAGCAGGAAATGACTCCAGCATACGCACCATCAGGAGCATGATTGATTATTCTCATCACTACTGGAGATATGCAGAACGTTGGAATGGCCGTCTCGCAATGGTCGGAGTACTTATTTTAATCTTAAAAACATGTATCAACTAATTTTCGTTGCAGCAGTAGCAGCAACAGCATACACAAACGGACTATCATTCGTTTTTAATTAACCCTATAGCTGAGGAGCACAAGCTTAAATGACTCGTTTAAAATCAAAATTTTTAGAAATTCCACCGTCAGCACATGGCATCTTGGAATTTGTATTCTTCTGTGGAGTAGGTTTCACAGCAGGTTCATTGGGACTGATCTAATGAAAACTTTTATTCAAACTTCTTTCTTACTCATTATATTTGGCGTAATTCTTTACGTACCAAGTATCGCATATCACGCATAATGATAAATCTAACAGAAATATATCAAATGGTATTCATGGTAGTTGTTGGTGTCGTAATGACAACTACTATGTTTTTGACTATGATGTCTTATATGATGGATGATTGACATGAACGAAACACTTACAGAAGAACAGTTAAAGTTGAGGCAGCATATCTTAATGATTTTGTTCAAGGAATTTGGAAACGGAAAATATTCTAATCAATCCATTTATGAATGTGCCGATGAATGGATAAAGAAAGGTCATAAGATATCTGCAGGAGTTGTCAAATACTATGATGCGTACTATAATAAATAACTTACTTGCTGTAATAAAATGCAAAAAATAATTAATGTACTTGCTCTTGCGTCTACTGTTGTATCTGTTGCCGTTGTTGGCACTGGTGGGTACGTTTACCTTAATAGGGAAGCCATCATAGAAGATATAAAAGAAAAGGCACTTGGTGGTCTAGGTGGTTCTCTTGGTGGAGACCTTCCGATAGGTTCTCCTGATCTTGCACCACCAGCAGGACAGGCATCAATACCTTCAGGGGGACTAGGAGTTTCTCAGTTTTAAATGAATTCTATTTTTAAAATTTTCTATACCAAATGGTTTAGGTCAGCACCAGTTGTAGCAACTATATGGTTGACTATTACTGCTGTTATACTCATTGAAGTTAACTATTACTTTCCTGATTTTTTATTCCTACCAGTTAATTAAAAATTAAGGTGTCTATATAGAATATAGATGCCCTATTTTTATGCCTGACGAAGTAAAAGAGGAAGTAGTAGAAGAGAGTGTTGAAGAACCCAAAGAAGAAAAGAAAGGGTTATTTCAAAAAGCAAAGGATGCTATTCTTCCAGATGCTGACGAACAAGCAGCAATCATCTCCACTTTTGTGAGAATTACCGTTCTTGCCTGGTCGGGAGGAATATTGACTTTAAATTATGTGGCTATTCCAGGTGTACCGCAACAGAAAATTGATCCAACATTTATAGCTTCAGTTTTTACAGGAGTTTTAGCTAGCTTCGGAATCCAAACTGCTAGTAAAAAGAATGATGGTACTATGAAAATGGATAAGAATGGTAATGGTAATGGTGGTAATGGTGGCGGTGGCGGTGGCATTAGCAAGAAAGATCTTGAGTTGTTAATCGAAAAAGCATCACAGACTGGTCCTACTCAAACAATTAGAATTGAGCAAGCACCTATTAAAATTAGTACTGATACACAATCAGACGAAAAATTCACAATGTAACAAGAGGATTTTGTTATGGAAATCAAAAACATCAATAAAACCAAGTGGATTGCCATCGGATTAGGTGGTCTACTTGGTCTTTCTCATCTAGGTATGATTGGTATTATTGCCAATAGAAAACCATTAAGTAAGTTCCCTCAACTTAACATTCCTGTAAGTGAGTATACTTCTTATGAAGTTGAAGCAGGAACTCAAGGATATAGGATAAGGTATAATGCCAATGATCCTAAATCTATGTTCACTACTAAGACTATACCTGGCAAGGGTGGACTATTCAGTAAAGGTCAACCTACAATTCTTACGCAAGAGTATACGATGAATGGTGCAGTGCATCATGATGGTCCTGTATCTACTCGAACTGCGTGGATTGATCCATCGGGGTTGACAGGTGATGGCGAAAAGAAGATTAGTGCCAAAACTGTTGAGTGCATCAAAGCAAGAGGAAGTGGTGAAGGTACAGGAAGGATGGTCGGTGGGAGCGTTGGTGCTTCTGTTGGTTCTGGTCTTTCCTCTATACCTTTTGTTGGTTGGGTTTTGGCTGGTGCTGCTTCGATGATAGGAATGAATGAAGGTGCAGAGTTGGGTGGAGATCTGGCAGAGAATTTCAGTGATGCATGTGTAGAAGATATTGAATAGGTATCAATTGTAAAGATAAAGAGGACATTAAATAACTAACTAATTAGTAAAATGAACACCCCATATCCCAAACCCCGTTGGGATTTAGAGAATGATGTCCTTCGATTGGAGAGTATGATTATCCTTTACGAGCAAGAAATCGCAGACTTGACTACTGAAAATGAGAAGTTGGAGAAAGAAGTAATCTTTCTTCGGCGTAAGTTAGAATATTATAAGTCAATAGCAAAGGAGGAGAAATCATGAGTGGAGATTTAGAGTACAGAGAACAACCTGTCATTTTTTATACTAAAGAAATGACAGAATCCAAGTTGTCTCTTTTAGAATATCATGGTATTATATTTAAATCGACCAAATACTATTTAAAGAGAGGAGAGAACAGTGTGGAATCTTAATATTAAAGAAACTTTTCATCAAGTAAAAGAGTGGGATAAAAATCTTGCATATAAATTTCAAGGCAAATTCAAATTATCTAATTATCAGATGTTATGCCTTTCCTTTGCGAAAGGATTTATTATAGGAGCAATTTTACTTTAGTGAATAACGTAACAGCATTACTTTTTATTTTGAGTTCAGCAGCACTGGCAGGTGCTGCTTTTGCTTTGATGTGGAGAAATTTAAAATCTATTGATGAGATGCCTATAAAGAATTATAGGCAAGGCACATGGACTACTGAGGTAACTAAAAGAGTTCATCCAGAAATGATTGATGTAGAACCTGGTGAACAATTAATGGGTGTTACCTTTGAGCAAAAAACTGAATGTGACTTAGAAGAATATAAAGAATTGCAAGAGAGAATATCAAAACTTAAAGATGAATTATCAGATCCTTCGGTTGATGAAGATGATGATGACGATGATGATGGAGACATTGTGGTCAGAGCCTAACAGTGTGTGTGAGTCCACACTGAACTAGGCAAAAATTACTATACTGTGCTATAAATATCTGCAGTATGGGATTGAAAGATCATGCCCCTGACTCAGAAAAAGCATTACACAGTTGGTTATCACGATAATCAACACAAGCATTATGAAATCTGCGAATACGCAGAAGATTCATATCAAGCAATACAAAATTGCAAAGAAGATGTCCCTGCATTGAAGGAACATCCTTCTTCTATTGATTATTGTGTCACAGAAGAAGTACAGAAAATATCTGATTTTCTTTCTTCAGGCATTCCAATGGGACATTAGAATGAAGCACGAAATAATGTGGTGGATGAGCCGACTCACCATCATGGGAACCTCTTTAAGTTTATCAGTTTGGTTAGCAGCACAAGCATATGCTTAAATTTCTAATAGAATGGGTAGGGCAAAATATGAATACTCTTGCTCTATTCAGTTGGGTTTTATTTCTACCCATAGCGTTTTTCTCTATAGATGGACCACGTAACCCCCATAGATATAAACATAAATAATAGTACACATTTATTAACCTTATGCTTTCTACTCAATATCGGTTGAGGTTAGCATCTATATGCAAAGACATAGGTGCTGGAGTTGAAGTTAGTTTAGAGGATATGATCTGGGCAGAGAAATTAGCAAAAGCAAATACCGCAGCAAGAGGTATGTTAAGTACTGCAAGAAGAATTAGCACAGACCCGACTGATTCTTTTCTGAATGAGTTGAATATTGGAGACCCCGACTCAACTCATCATCGAAGGGGTTTCGCAGATCCACAAGATGTGGTAGACTGGTTTCATAATGAGAGGTCTGACGACTGGAGACAACGTGACTGAACGACAGTGGGATGATCCTCTTGATTTCAAACAGGAGGGAATTGTGATTGATTACAAAACTGCTGGTGTCGATATAGATGCTGGCAATAAGTTTGTAGAAGAACTCAAGAAGAAAGTTCCTAGCCTTGGTGGGTTTGGTGGAATGATGAAGATTCCACAAGGATATGATGAACCTTTTTTAGTATCTGGTGCTGATGGTGTAGGTACTAAAATTAATATCTGTCAAGTTGCTAACGACTATACAACTATTGGTCAAGACTTGGTTGCTATGTGTGCCAACGATGTGATTACGTGTGGTGCAAAACCATTATATTTTTTAGATTACGTTTCCACCCAAAGGTTGGATGGTAATGTAGCAGATATTATGATAGGAGTTTTGAAAGGATGTGAGATAGCAGGAATGGATCTCTTAGGAGGAGAAACTGCTGAACATCCAAGACAACTTCATTATGATATGGCAGGTTTCTGTACTGGTATAGTGGATAAGGTGGATATTATAGATGGGTCTTCTATCAAACCAAGTGATAAGATTATTGGTATAGAAAGTAGTGGATTGCATAGTAATGGATATAGTTTGGTCAATTATCTGTTGACTAGACATCAGATATTTTTTGCTGAACATCCTGAGTTACTTACACCAACTACAATCTATGCACCAGTAGTCAATAGATTGTTAAGTGAGATGGATGAGGTATATGGTATGGCACATATCACAGGTGGTGGTATACCAGAGAACTTACCACGGTGTTTACCTAAAGGATTGAAAGCTAATATAGATTGGAATTCGTGGAGTGTTCCAGAAATCTTTAAGAAAATTCAACTCAAAGGCAATGTTGATGAATTGGAAATGAGAAGAGTATTTAATCTTGGTATTGGATACTGTGTAGTAGTTCCTGCTAATAGAATGGAATTTGCTATGGATGTTATTAAAGATGAAAATCTAAGGTGTTGGGAGATTGGTGAGGTATATGCACAGTGATATAGTATGGTCAATAAATATTATGATAGCCTTGCTATTAGTCCTAGTAAGTGTTAGTATATACTGGATATTTAAGTATGATGAATGGTATCCTAACGACATTGTTCATGGTCACATCTCCACTGAACCCGAACATGGTGATTCAGGAGATGAGGAATTGGAAGTCTGAACAAGAAAGAACTCCAATTGAAGAGATGCTAAATAATACACTTATGGAGTATCAAGATGGGAGCAATGGTTCCACCGTCAAGGAAGAGTTGTTACAACTTCCGAGTGACGAAAATAGTGAAAGTACTAGACGGAGATACGATAGATGTTCTGATAGATCTTGGATTCGATTTATACAAGAAAGAACGGGTAAGAATTGCAGGAGTTGATACCCCAGAGAAGAGGACTAGAGATTTAGAAGAGAAGGAGTTGGGAATACATGCTACGAATTGGATGAAGGATAAACTTAATGAGACTATTAAAGGTGATGAAGAACTCACTATTAGGACTGAACTTAAGGGTGGCGTTGGGAAGTATGGTAGGCTTCTTGGTTGGCTCTATGTTGGCGATGCTACTCTTTCACTAAATGAACAAATGATTACGGAGGGTTATGCTTGGGCATATGATGGCGGCACTAAACAGAAAGATTTTGAGGAGTTACGTGAAATTAGGCGTTCGTTTGGGACACTGGCAGAGTAACGATCAGGTGTATATTGATATACACGGTAAAACAGGTAGACGAGTATACGCTGACTGGCACATACCCACGGAGGAATACGAAAACTATGGACTTACAAAAAGCAGCTAGTACAGTTACAGCAACAGCAGTTCTTGGAACTGGTGCTTTTGTTGGTGGTAATCACCAGATAGATAAGATGCAGGGTGGTCCTCAAAGGAGAGAGGATGCTAAGATAGAAGCAATCCGACAGGTAGTAAGAGAAGAAATATATATACAATTAGTAAATAACTGGCCTAAGAGTTCTGGACCTGTCAAAGGTTTTACAGTTCCCAAACAAGATTATAGACAGGAGGTTCCTAAATGAAAAATTTACCAATCCCATTACTCACATTCTTAGCAGCACAAGTAGGTGCAGCAGTTTGGTGGGGTGCTCAAATTGATGCCAAAGTAAAACTTGTTGAAGAGAATAGAAGATATATTCAAGAGGTTGTAATTCCTTCTTATGAGATCAGTGACAGTTGGGATAATCCACATTACAACAACTGGTTAAAAGCAGGTGGTTGGAAAGATAAGTAATGAAGGGTTACACTAAAGAAATGATTAAGGAGATCTTAGGAACTTCTTGGCCACAAATGCCTGAAGACCATGAGACTGGTAATCAGATGAGAAGAAGGAAAGGTAATGAGATGAGAGCAGGGATAAGACCTTACCCTAAG